CGCAGGATGGCGCGCGCGATGTCCGGCGTGAGGCGCGCCGTCTCGCGGCTGACGCGGGCGAAGAGAGCGCGGCGGGTGGGGCTCACCGCTGCATCATCTTCGGGCGCCGCGTGGCCGCGAAGCCGAACAGGAACTCGACGGTGGTCCTCATGTCGCGGGCGGCACCTCGCCCTTCGGCTTGCCGGGCACTGGGGCCTGCCGTGCTTGCAACGCCTCGACCTGCATCTCGCGCTGGCGCTCCGCCTCGGCTTCGGCTGCGGCGGCGTTGGCCATCATCTCCGCCGCCAGCTCGTCGAGGTCCACGTCCTTGCCGATGAGGCCGCGGCTCTTCATCTGGTCGAGCAGGATCTCGATCGGCAGGCCCACTTCCTTGCAGGCGGTGACCAGTGCCGTGAGGAGGCCCGGGTCCATCGTCGCCATCTCGAAGTCGCTGTTGAGCGTCAGCGTCGGGGCCTGCTCCTTCGGGATGCCGTACCACTTGGCGTGCAGCCGCAGGGCCTCATTCAGCGCGTCGCCCGTGCCGATGCCCACCGTCTGGATCGTGGCGTTCTCCGCCACGCTGTCGATGCGCTTGGCCTCCGCCGCCTCCACGCCGCGCGTCTTCTTGCTGAGGAAACTGGCGCCGAGTTCTCCGCCCTCGTCCTTCGTCTCGTGGAGCCCGTCGCGCAGCTTGTCGAGCGAGGTGCCCTTGAGTTCGTCCCACGACACTTCAGCGTCGCCCTCGAGATGGGTCAGGACGCCGGGGCCGAACCCATAACCCGGCCGCACGCCGTTCTCGTCGGCCGCGAGGTTGCCCTTGAGCACCCGCTGGGGGAAGGCGCAGAGGTCGGAGTAGTGGTTCAGGTTGCTGGCGATGCGCCAGTGCTCGAGGTTGCAGTAGGCGAGGTCGAGCAGCGGGATCTGCGCCACGAGCAGGGCGTCGGTGTCGCCCGCGTAGCCGATGGCGATTGGGATCTCGTCCCAGAACTCGCCGGCCGTGGGGCCGGAGGCGATGCGGAAGACGCCCGCCTCGAGCACGATGACGCTGACGGCGCCGTTGGGCTCCTTCACCTCTTCGAGCACTTCCCACCACGCGACCGCCTGCCCACTCGTGCGTAGGGCCAGGGCCCCGCCGTCTTCCAGTGTGGCGAGGGCCCGGATCGAGGGCGTCCCCAAGTGGAGCACCCGATAGACGGTCTTCGTCGTGACCCCGAAGGCGCCCGTGCGCACCGCGCGCGACTCTCGCAGGTTGACGCGCGTGGGCACGCGGCGGTTGTTGATCGTGTCTTCGTCCCACGAGGGGATGTCGAGCCGTGCGTAGCGCGACCAGATGACCCGCAGGTTGTATTCGGCCTCGTTCGCCGCGCTGACCTCGACGCCCTTGGGCGGCGGGGTGTGGTCGACGAGGATGACGGCCACGCCGTCGGCCAGGCCGTCCCGCGTGTAGCGCTTGGCGAAGACGTCGCCGTGCGTACCGCGCCCATCGATGCTCTCCCAATCGGCATCGATGCGCGCCGGCCAATCGGGCGAGCGCTCCGGCGGTTTGGCGAACAGCATCCCGATGGAGGCCGAGAGGCTGCGGGAGAGCATCCCGTAGACCTTGGACGCCTTCGCGCGTTTCGCGTAACTCTCCGGGGTCTCGGCCTTCCACTTCTCGATGTAGACCTGGTAGAAGGCGTGCATCATCGGCGTACCGCCGAGGAGGCGCCGCACAAGTTCGACCTGGGGGCGGTACGCGGTGTATTCCGCGCGCGGCGTCGAGGGCAGATTGCTCGGGTCGGTGGCCATCAGTGTGTCTCGTAGCGGGAGAAGCCCACGGAGGCCGCGGGCACGGAGAGCTTGGCGAACGCGCCGGCTGCGGCATCTATCTGGTCATCATGCGCACCGGCCGGGAAGTCGGCCGCCTCCGTGCGGAAGGCGTCGCGCCACGGCGCGGCGGGCGCATCCGGGCACAGGAGGACGTTGCCTGCCTCAGAGGCAGAGGCCAGGGGTTCGGCGCGGAGCACCTTCTTGCCTGTCGGGTGCTCGGTCGAGACGGCCATCCCCGCGGCGTGCAGTCGTCGCACGAGCGCGGCCGTGCGTTCCTCGCCGGCGATACCGGCTTCGGTCTCTATCCACCAGCGCACGCGGCCGGGATAGGCGGCGAGGTCGGCGCGACATACCGCCTCGACCTCGGCGTCACGCGCCGCGATGGACTTGCGGAGGCGTGCGACGTTCACGACCGCCGTCCGTTGATCCGCCATGCGGCACATCAGGACGCCGGCGGAGAAGTCTGGGTCGTGCCCGCCGCCCTTCGGTTGCGTGCCGGCGAGGTCCCAGTAGCGCACCATGCGCCCGACGGCGGGGACGGCGTCGAGGAGAAGCCACCAGGCCCACTTGAACATCCCGCCCTCGCGCGGGCGCGGACGGCCCTGGACGAGGGAGGCGAAGCCGTACTCGCCGACTTCGGCGCGGTAGCCGACGAGCCAGTCCTCGCCGCGCTGCTCGGGCCATAGGGGGGCGCCCTCGGCGCGCCCGAGCGGGTCGCCCGGCTCCGCCCTGCCCGGGAGGTCGATGATGCGCCAGCGGTCGGCCTGCCGATCGCGCACGCGCCCGATCGGGTCGTCCTGGTGCCAGCGCGGGTGCGAGAGGATGACGGAGGTCTCCGGGACGCAGCGGCCGAGGATGTCGTTCGTGAACCAGTCCCAAACCTTGTCGCGCTGTAGCTGGCTCTCGGCCTCGTCGCGCTTGCCGATCGGGTCGTCGATGATGACGAGTTGGGCGTTGAGCGAGGCGGTGCCGGTATTGGCCCCGACGGCGCGCACGCCGCCGCCGGCCGCCGTCTCCCATTGGTGGGCGGCGTCCCGGTCCTCGCTCATAACGATCCCGCGAGCGCGGGCGAGGCGGCGGATGGCCCGCGAGACCGTGGCGGCCTGGTCGTGGTTGTGGGTGCCAAGGAGTACCTGGAGGCGCGGGTCGCGCTCGAGGCGATGTACCACGTAGCCGATCAGACCCTCCGTCTTGCCGTGCCGCGCTGACACGGACAGCACGAGGCGCCGCAGCGTGCCGGCCGTCACCTCGTCCATGGCCGCGTGCATCATGCGGAAGTGGGGCGAGTCCCAGCGGTACTCCGGCCGCGCGGCGGAGAGCCAGGCGTTGAACGGGAGGGAGGGCCTCTCGGCGCGCGGCGCGGCGCGGCGCCGGCGGTACTCCGTCTCCAACTCCACGGCGTAGCGCTCGACCGCTGCGCTCACGCGAGGCCCAGCGCCTTGCGCTTGGCGGCCAGTTCCTCGTCGGTGAGTTTCGTCACGTCCTCGAAGCGAACGCGCGATTCGTCAACCTGGCCGAGGTGCTGCTTGCCGAGCCAGATCATCATCGTCGCGTTGCCGCCCTCGGCCGCCTTGAACTGCATCCGGCGCAGCGAGGCTTTGCCCTCCTCGGCGCCCCTTTTTATGAGGCTGGCGAAACGGCGCCGCAGGGTGCTCTCGTCGCAGTTCAGGACGGCCGCCATCTCGGCATAGGTGCAGTGGATGCGCGCCAGGGCCTGGACGGTGGCCGGGTCGATCTTGGCGAGCGGGCGGCCGGTCTTCGCCTTGCGCTTCATGCCGCCGCCTCGGCTTCTTCGGGCACGTAGGCGTCCACCGTGCCGCACTCATCGGCCGCCGCCCTGGCGTCGCCCTTCACGAAGACGAGGACGTTCTGGTGCGTCTTCCCGATCTTGCGGCCCGAGGAAAACTGCTTGCCGACGCGAATCGGCAGGGAGCCCACGACCGTGACGAGGACGAGTTCGTTGTAGAATCGCGCCCCGGCATCCTCGAAGGCCCGCACCGTGTCGGGCACGAGCCCGTGGTAGGCGCCGTCCTTGCCGCCGCGCACCTCGCCGACGACGAAGCAGGCGAAGCGGTCCGGCGCGAGCAGGGCCAGCGCAGCGGCGATGATCTCGCGGTACGCCGCAAGGAACTCCGCATAGCCGAGCGTCGAAAGGTCGCGCGGGTCGTCCGAGTAGCGTTCGAGGTCGGCGTAGGGCGGGCAGGAAAAGACGAGGTCTGCTGCCATGCCCTCGCAGAGAGCGGCGAGGTTGCGGCTATCGCCCGCCTGCCACGCGGGCTGGGGGTCGCCGCAGATGCGCGCCGCCTGTTCCCGGTTCGCCTCTACCTGCTCCGGGCGTAGGTCCACGCCCACGTACTGGCGCCCGAGCTTGCTGGCGACGATGCCGCGCACGGAGCCGCCCGCGAACGGGTCGAGCACCGTGCCGCCGGGCGGCGAAAACCAGCGATAGGCCAGTTCGCA